AATAGTGATTATTTAAAACAAATTCAAGTTCATTTAACGATAACACCGTAGGAACAGCATTGTTAGTTTGCTTATCATTATCATATGATATAATATTTCCATCTGCTGTTAATTGATATTGTTCGTTCTCAGCCAAGACCTCAGCCAAAGAATTCCATCTTCTACCAAACACTCTTTTTGTTTTATGTCTCTCTAATAAAGGTGATTCAATAAATAAACCTTTTGAAATAACATTTGTTTTTGCTGGTATAAATTGTTCTGAGAATGGAAATATACTTCCAAATGTATCATTGAAATTATTCATTGATTTAACAAATGCGTTATTGTTCATTAATCCAACGCTAGACCCACTAACACCAGTTACCGTCAAAACAGATCCACCACTTTTAAGTAATGCATTGTTTAATGGATCTGGATCAAATGTTTCGTTTTTAGATAAATTCCATTGTTCTGAAATTTCATTCCATTTATTATTTATGTCTGTTCCAAAATATGAGTTCTTTGTTAATACAGAAGGATCTCCTAAAAGATCAAACACATTAAAATCTTGTATACTATTGTATATTTCTCTATTTACTGCGTTTGTTGGACTCATAGAGAAGCTAATATAACCAACATCTTCTTCTTCAATATTTTCTTCTGATGTTCTTATTTTATCATTGTTAATAGAGAAACCTAATGGATAACTACTAACAATTCTTTTTCTATCGGAAAAGTGTCTATATTTTTTCTCTGTTGTTCCAAACCCCACAGGTTCAGCATGATAATTACTTTTTGCAGAGTTTACAATAAAATTATAATCACCACCAAGAATTATATCTTCTCTTAGTTTGAAGTGAGACTTCAAATTATTATATGTGGCACTTTGATTGTTTATTTTTGTATTTTCAATTGATATTGATTGAAAGTTTCTCGTATGTTCTTTTATGTCTTCTTCTTCTAATGCTATATCCCATGTTCTTACTTCATGCATATAACCAATAAAGTTATTTGGAGAAGGAAATTTTGTAGAGCCACCAACAGTTCCACCTGTTGAGTCATAACTTTCAGTTCCAACCGATACATCACTGTAAGAACCACTAACAACCTCTACAATATCATTACCACCAGTAGGACTAGCTGAGAGGGTGGTTAAATAAGCGTTTAAGGTATCACCACTTCTTGATACAGTTATATTAGTAAAATTATCTAAGGCTTGTATATGGGATGAAATAGACCCCTCTGGGGTGGATACTGTTACAGTTGGTGTTGTTACTGAATTAAATGTTAAAACACCTACATCACTTAATGTTATATTATATAGTGGGTGTTCAACCAATGTGTGAGATTGCGCCGATGTTGCAGATACAACAGTTTGTATGGTAAAGTCTTGCCCAGCCGCAAAATCAAAAGCCAAAGAACTAGTTTCTGTAGCTCCAACTGATGTTTGAACATAATTCGTTCCATCAGAATATAAAGCTATAAAATCTACTAACTCTTGTTCTGTTTTTTTAACTTTTGTTCTAAAAATTGAGTGTTCATTAATTTTTAAGAAATTGTTTTTAATTCCATATATTCTACAAATAGCTTCTAAACTTTCTCTTGCACCTTTTGATTTTAATAGGTGTGGGATATTGTTTAATATTCTATTCCATACCTTACTTGTTACCTCTTTACTAGTATATCCAGCAGATGAAGAATTAAATAGTTCTTGTTTTATATCAATATCTGCAGATGTTTCATATAAATTAACACCATAATCTTTAGCTAAAACAGGTATGAATCTATCTGGAACTCTATCAACGCTATCGTATGAAATCTTTTTTAAGTTTGGTATGTTTTCTATATATAATTTATATTCATCAAAAGATTCAGACAATGCTGTAAGAAAACTTTTTAAGAATTCTGTATCATCACCTAAAAACAAATATCTTGGTATAAGATTTTCCAACTTGAAGTTTTGAATAACATCAACCTCTGCAGAGGCTGGAACTTCTTCGGTTATACGAGTAGAATAATTAGCATAATTACCTTCACCACCAGTGACTCCAAAATATGATAAAGTTCCAGCATCTAAATATTCTATTTCTTTATTAAAATCTTCGTATAATTCTATTCTTTCATATATTGCATTTATATTATCTAACTGATCACCAGTTACAGAATTATCAGAATCTCTATGTAAATGAATTAATGTAACATTTTCTTGATTATTATTAACAGCATTTGCAGTTATTGATTTTTCTGTTCCAGTAAAGGCTACATCTTTACCCAACTCATTCAATAACCATCTAGTGTAACCATCAGCTTCTTTGTAAAACTTATCAACAGCCAATATATCTGATTCTGTTAATGCAGCCACTGAAGCCCCACTCAAACCAATAGGGTATTCAGTTATTATTTTATTAAAGTTTCTTTCTGTCTTTCTTCTTATATCACCAAAGAAAGTATGTTTTGAGAATCTACCATAATCTATAAGAGGAATAGCTCTGTTTGTATCTGCTGTAAATGAAGTTTCTAGTAAATCACCAGAAATACTTCCAGCACTCTCTAAAGAAGATAATAAACTTTCGTATGTATAGCCGTCAGCCATTTTTTACCCCTTATAAAACAGTAAAGTTCCACAAATCTGGTTTGTCTATTATAATAGTTTCATTTCTAACTTTTAGTTTTAAAACAATCTTATATTCTACATTAGGATAAAGATTGTTAGTGTTTATCTCAAAGAAGTTTCCATCTTTATCATATGATAAGCTATCTTCTGAAATCTCCACATAATCAGTGGATTTTTCTCTTATCTCATACATTCCATTTTTAACAATAAAACTATCAATAAATGTTTTTGTAGCTGTTGTGGATTGTAAAACTTGTGTTTTGTCTTTAATAAAAACTCTTATATTAGCTACACTTCCATAATCATATTCGCTTTTTTGATTAACCAAGTTGACAATCAAGTTTGATGTAGTAAAATTATCATTACCTATAGAGGGTAGTTTAGGCTCAAAATTAAAAGTATAAGATGACTCATATCCAGCCGATGTTACACTCCATGTGTCAGTAAAATTAGTAGCGGAGCTTAAAGATATATTAACACCAGTTAACGCATTACCCAAATCATCAGTTGCTGTTCCTATATTTAGTTTATATATACCCTTAGAAAATCTACCTGCTGTTAGTGATATAGGAGCTATATTAACACCATCAGCTTGTAATGTAACAAATCCGGGAAACTTTCCTGTTCCATCTAAATCTTCCAAAACACCGTCAACAATATTGTAATAAAATAAATCTGCAGATCTAGAAAAGTATAATGTTTTTCTATCGTCTTTTATTGTCTCTGGCCATGTAAGTTCTAAATATGGTCTTCTATTTGTGTTTGTCTCTCTTCCATAAAACTTTTTAGTAAAATAACTAACACCCGTTACAGAAGTATTAACTCCAGCAGCTGCTGCCTCAGCATCAGTTTGAGCTTCTTCTTTATCACCCATTCTAATCATAAACCCATAATTAGAACTTAATCCATCCAAATAATCTTTAAACCACTCAGTAACATCTAATTTTAAATCTTCTTCACCATGAACAAATGATTGAATAGCTGAGTTAGAGTCATATATTGCATCAAAAGCCCCCTTATAAGCTTCACCCCCACTTAAAGCACCTAAATCTGTCCAAAGATTGATGTTATCAGCATAAAGAGCATTTGCATAACCAGTGTTTGTTTTAAGATCATTATCAAGACCCTTACCTTCAATCCATGTGGCGCTTAGTGGAAAGGCATATATGTCAAAATCACTAGCTTGTTCTTCTCCGTGAGTAACATTATTCATTCTTATAAATGCTGAAACAGTAGAAGAGTCTCTTGGATCTGGATAATTCTTATTAACTGATATTTCTTCTTTTAACTCATCTAAATCAAATTTTATTAATATTCTTGCATATTCCTTTTTTTCTTTTTCATTGCTATACTTGTTCCAAACCTCTAATATTGGAGATAAACCAAAATTAGCACTAACGGCAGAGTCGGTAATCCAAGTGTCTTTGTCTGCATATGCTCTTACTATTGACATTTATTTTCTCTAATTTCATAATTAAGTTTTAATTTATATCCGTAGTCATCCCAACCTTTTATTAATAAATATCCATTATGGGCCATTCTGTGATGATTAGGGCATAACCACACTCTATTTAATCCATAATCAGATCCACCCTCTGACTTATGTGTTATATGGTGATTATCCACAGCTTTTGACTCACCACATATTTCACATCTTTTACTAGCTTTAGAAAACTTTTGATTTCTTGGTATTCTTTTTCTTCTATTCATTAAACAACCGTTCCTATTATGTCTTTATTTGGATATTTTACCTCCCAAACCACATTTTGTGGTAGTGTTATTACGCCATTGTTGTTATATTGTTCTATATTAATACCACTAGAAACATAATCATTTCCAGAGATATTACCATTAACAGAGTATATATTAATATTAGAAACAGACAATATCTTAGGTGAATTTTGTAAAACGGATATAATATCACTTACTACAATAGTGTCACCAAATCTTATATTCTTATAAAAAAATCTATCTTTCAATATTTCAAAAGCTTCTAATAATGTTTCATTAATACCATATGTTCCATTTTTTATAATACTGAATGAAACTCTTATATTTACTATACTACCATTAGTTATCAATATGTTGTCAGAAAATGTTTTAAACTCTTTTAAATATGTCTCTATGTTGTTTTTAACTATATTATTTACATTCTTCAAGTTTTGATTTTCATCCAACCCAACAACATATAATTGAACTCCATTATTGTTGTTTGGATTTTTTCTTGCAGTTGTTCTAAATATATTTCCATACTGTGATGGTAAAGATAAAACCCTAGCTATATAGTCATTTAATGTAACACACCTATATTGTGAATTAATATTGTTTATAGAGTTGTGTTTAATATCTTCCAAACTTTCAGGATCTGCACCACCACTAGCATCTATTGAGTTTTTAACCAATAAACTATTAACAACATAACTAGCTATAGAAGGATTGTTTGACTCAAATACTTGATCATTAAAAGTTATATTTTTATTATTTATTCTATTAATGGTATTAACAGGAACATTAGTGTTAGATCCTCCACCCACCCTATATGAAATATTTAAAACAGTATTTTTGGGGGCAGAACCTAGTGTTGTAGTATTTAAAAAACTAGCAGAGTTAATTGCGGTAGGGGTAAAGGCAGAAACAGACCCTCTTAAATTAATTGGTAAAACAAAATTCTCTGGGTTTGGTATAATTTCTGAATCTTCACTTGAATTAAAACCATTGCCAAAAATCAAATAAATACTACCATCAGATGATTTTTCAGTTATATACTTGTTATATACTTTTTTTTGTTTTAAAACAAATTCAGTTTCTGCAGATGTTGATGCATCACTATTAACATCTCCATAAAAAACGCTTTGTCTGGCTAAACTATCAACCTCAATCCATTCGCCACCATCAGAATCAACAACACTCAAAATTTCTGATATATCAACATCTGGTAATTTTATTTTTAAAAACGGACTTGGGCTACCAACAGTATATTGAAAAGATTTAGTTTTACCAGCAACTACTACAACATTTTTTACATATGTTGTTTTACTTTCAGCCTCGTTTCTTATAGTTAATCTATTTGTGTCATCAGAAAAATCCACATCTTGTGTTAACTCAAAGTCAATAAAGTTTTCTGATGATACTACAGATTGTTTGTTTAACTTAAACATTGAGTCTGCAGATGAACTATCAAAAAATGTTGCTGACAAAGATATTATGGTTGTAGCTGGGGTAGAAAACTTTGGTTTATATCCCATATTTTGTGCTAAACTGTATACATTAGCTGGTTCAATAGCTCTATCTATAAACCCTTCATTAATTTGTCTATCCATCAAAAAAGATAAACTGTCACCAACATAGGCAACCATCTCTAATAAAGCCATACCTCCAGAAACTTGACTAAAATCTTGCCATGTATCTGGAAAATATTTTTTTAAGAAATCAATAAGATCTGTTTTATATCCATTAAAATCTTTGGAGATATAATCAATATCTCTTATCTCTTTATCAACCGC